GTCTATCAGTACAATTTTTTCAGGCTTAAACACCAGCCCCTCAGCACTTCCATACTCACAATCAATGTGAATACGCTTAAAGTTTGGATCTAATATTGCGCGCCTCTGTATTCTATCTATCTCGTGTTGCGGTAATCCTACATTATGCGTATAATTTGACTTGATTATAATTTGCTTAGTGTAATATTGTAACCAATCCTCAAGCCAAAACTGAGCCGTTGGGTTAAAGTCGCCAATCACTATTTTAGAGCGCCTCGCCAACTCCTCCCATACTGACTGTTTTAAACTGTTTATCTCATTACCATAAAGCATATAACGACGCGCTCCGAGTGCCTTACCTATTCTATCTGCACTAAAAAACTCAATAACCGTTCCGCTTGGAAAAGTATATGCTTTGTCTGTTTGATTTATCTTAATGTAATTGTGAAGTCCGTAGTCTGAAATAAACTTATCTAAGTACCTAATTGTCCCAATCTTTAAATGTGGATGCGATTCCGATACAACTGTGATAACCTCATTTTTTACTCTCATTGCCTGATTCAGCAACAATAACAACATTATTTCGTAAGTCTTACCAGAACCAGTGCCGCCTTTGTGTATAATCACATCATAGCCGTTCTCAATAGCTTGTACTGTTTCTTTATAAACCTTACCGTATTTAATGTTTAGTTCCATCAATCATATTTATAATGATTTGTTCACCGCCGCTTGTAATGTCGGTTTGGTCTGATAGCTTTAAATCCCTTGCAATAATATTGCTATTAAACTGACCAACGGCAGCGCCTTCAAACTTCTGAGAATAGATAATATCCTCTATGCGTGTAATGATTTGTAAAAAATCGTTTGACCTTGTTTTTAAATCCTCTATTGTTCTCCATCCTGCAACATCCAAAGAATTTTCTAGCATCTGCTTTTGATAAGGTCTTCGCATCGGTACTTCATAAGAATAAACGCCAAACTGAGAGTTAAAGCCTTTTTCTGTTACCATGATAGGATTATTGTCGCACCAAGTAAAATATTCCTGAGCATCCTCCCAAAGTTTATTTGCGTCCTGAATGATTAAATCCCGTCCATGTTTTGTTCTTAGCTTCCAAAACTGATTGCCCTCTTGAAACAAATATTGTTCCTTTGGTTTCTTATCTTTCGGTTGTTTCATAAAAACAAGTTTTGCCGCAAATATACGAAATACTTACGGCAAAAACAAATTTAATTTTTGAACAGTTGGTTATTCTCTAAATGATTCTATCGGCATCGGTTTTTTCTCGCTGCAATCGCATTATTTACCAACTCGGTCAAATCCTTTAGTCTCTCTCGGTCTGCTCTGTAACCGTTACCGCTGGTTTCGATTGTCTTATGTGCATGAATAACGCTGCAATGGTCTTGATGATAGTGCGAAGCTATCCAACTTTGCGACATTTGTCCTTGCTTGCCGTCTGTGCCTCCGAATATCGTTTTGCAGAAATAATAAACATACTGCCTAGCCTCCTTGATTTCTCGTTTGCGTGTTTTAGCTTTGAGTAGTATGGGATCAACTCCCAGGTACTCACACACTGTTTTTTCGATTAGTTTAAATTGGTCGGTCATGATTGTACTTTTATCTGTTCAACGTCAACACCTTTCGCTTCTGCTGCGATTTGCTTTAGTTCGTCAATAGATAGATTGATTGATGGCTTGGGTTCGGATAAGTAGAAAGTTTTATTATATGCGTTTTTTAACGTAGATTGCATCTCTACTATTGTGCCATTGTGGTTCTGAATATAAAATCGCAATGCACCTTCTTTAAATTCAGAATAAAACCTATATCCATTTTGCCACAAGTCCCCATCAATCAGAAACTTTGCCATTTCTTTTTCAGAGGCGAACGTGATTGTATTGGGTTCGGGTTTGGTTTCAATTAGTTTAAATTGGACTGATTTGCCGTCAGTTCTAAGACTGCCATCACAAAGAGCATCAATATCTTCACAATCACCAAAAACACCTGTATTAAAATAACAACACGATCCACAACCTTCTCCACGCACAACATCCACAACCTTCCCATCATCAGTTAAATACCGTTTCCCGATTTCAGGTTCGGCTACCTCTGATAGCTTTGGTAATTCTACCTGCTTTGCAAAATACCCAATTAGCTGTTCGGCTGTGGCTTTGGCGTGGAAGTTCTTACCGTCTGCTATTTCTCCATAACAACATTCGCCATAAGGCTTAAAAACATTTTCCTTATCGTTATAAAACCACTCCCCCTCGCTTATTACATCGCCTTCCACCATTGCAGCAAGCGCAAGGAATAGGTCGGCGTTCCATTGTTCAAGGACGAGGCGACTATGGGCTGATTTTTCATAATCTTGTACACTTGACAACGCTCCATTTTCTCCACCCAAATTATTAACTAAATATTTGTGCTCATCGAAAAATGTTTTAAATATCTTATACCCCATCTTCTCTAACTGTTCCCTAACTTCTTCAAACTGTTGCTCATTGCATCGCATTGCGACTGCTGTTTTAAATTTTTTCATAACTTTCTATTTTTTAATTAAACATTTCTTACATACTCTCGGCACCGCTTTTAATTCGGCTGTTTCGTTCGTCATTACGTCCCCACATTTAGCACACTTTAGCGGCTCGGCTGTTGTGTATGTCGCCAGGACTTTCGATGGATGCACTCCACATCTCTCAGCTATCTGTTGGCATCTATCCCGAAGCTGGTCCAATGTGGATATATCGGGATTGTGCTCGGTGTACTTTGTGGGGACTGTGATTATTTGGACTTGGATTTTCATATTAGAATAGTGTTGGGTTTACTTTTGATAGTTTGGTTTTTGCAAAGCCTAATGTTTTTATTTCGTCAAGCTGCTTTTTGTTTTCTTCAATCCATTTACAGGCAGCTTTATGAAAGTCTTTTTTAATCTCAAAGCCGTGTGATTTTCTGTTTAGATTGTCGGCTGCTATTAAAGTTGAGCCACTACCAGCGCAAGGATCAATAACTACATCACCTTCATCTGTGAAAATTGATATTAAATACTCCAATAATTTAACAGGTTTTTGCGTCGGATGTATCTTTTCGCTTTCATTATCTCTTGGCCAGTCGATGCAGTTGAAAATCATTTTACCGTTGTTTCTAAACTTGGGGAGCCTATCCCTATAAAAAACAAGTCCGTATTCACAGTTTCCAACTATTTTCATATTGGCCTTTAGTACCTGAGCTGAAAAGTTTTTACGAAATACTAAGTTTATATAGTTATTTAGCCCGTATCTTTTGGCTAGTTCGATAAAATACATCTGTTGATCAAAGGCGCAAAATAGAACCATACATGGTGCATCGCCTTTTTGTCTTGCTTCACCTTCTACTTTTTGCGGCTTCTTTTCAGCCTTTAACATTGTGCTGCAAAAGTGCATAAATTCAGCTGGTCTAAAATCTAAGTCAGTATCAAAAAACGATTTTCCAGCAAGTTCACTTTCTCCGTTGGCATTATCACCATCTTTATACCATGCTGGGTTCGATGCGTAAGCGTTATTTCCTAAATTATAAGGAACATCTGCAATAATCAACTGCGCTTTTGGTAGTTGATATGATTTGTAGTTTTGGAAATGGTCTCTAATTAGCATACTTCTTAATTTTTGGTTATTATTTTACAATCTTCTTTTCTTACAAAATACCTCTCCACCCCCTCATCTCGAACCACATACCCGAACGATTCAACACAAATTACATCAAACTGCTCACCGATTTTGTCAGCATACCAGCTTGTTTCGTTTGGGGCGGATGTGATTTCGATTTTCATACTGCAATATTACGGTTAATAATTTGATTAAAACATGATAAAAGTCATTAAAACGGACATTTTCTATTTAAATATTCCTGAACTTCTTTGTGCTTCCTGAAAATAGTGTCTTTTTCTCGCTGTAACTTTTCGTTAATTGCATCTCGGATGAACTGCGAAGTGTTATAATGATACTTAGTTCGCAGGATAGACAAAGTTTGCTTCTGTTGTGGCGAAATCTTAAACACTTGTTTCTCAGTTAGTTGCATTGAATTGT